TCATAAGCCTTTTCTATAGTTGACTTAAGAGTAGGAAAGTTGGCGATGTGCATATCACGATTACGTGTTATTAACTCCTTCCATGTTTCACGCCGTTGTTCAGTAGGTAGGTATCTTGCATATTTCATATGCACAGTAATTTCTGATAAAATTTGTTGGCTTATATCCAATGTCACTCTCCGTCTGTTGATGTTTTTACATTCTTTGCGCTTTCATATCCGTCCTTAAAAAATCCTTTTCCAAAACTAATTCCTACTGGCGAAATAACTCTATTTACTTTTTTACTTTTACACTTAGGGCATGATTGTTTTTTATATTTATCATACTCCGATACCATACATTTGATTTCAAAATCGTGATCACATTTTCCACATTTAAACTCATAGACCATCAAACACTCCTTTTGCCGCTTTTCTCTACACGATGTATAAATTCGGTTTCACCATTATCATAAGCCAACAACACTTCATATTCAATTTCCTCATTAGTCATTACTGATTCTGAAGAAAGCATTTCATTAGCGATTCTAATTACATCATCTCTCTTTGTTTTTTCTCTAGTAGCAGAATAGACATGGGTTATTTGAGTATCTTGATGCCCCCATCGCCGTGTTTTAGTTATAGTAAACCTTTCCATACTTTACCTATACTTCCTCTTTAAAGGAGCGATACAAAGATCTCATCTTATCGCCACCGTTCAACATATTATTTACTTTATCACCTACCGAAAAACCAGCCGTTTGATCGTCATTCAAATCAATAAAAGCACGAGCGGGGTCCATATCAATATTGTAATTAACATTAGCTTGACCCATACGGTTTTTACCAATGTGAAACTTTCTTTGAGAAAATGTGCCAAAGAAATCTACGACCATCGCCTTATTAATAGCTTCACCAACCTTATCAATCGTGATAATATCGTCATTGAAACCTTCTCTATTACTTTGAGTTGCTGTCCAAATCGGTAGCTTCATCTCCATAGACAAGGCACGAAGATCTTCAAAAATACTTTCAAGCTCAAATCGTTTTTGATCATATCCTCGGCGGCTCTTCATCAAATCACCATAATCAATAATAATAAGATCAGGCTCAAATCCATTTGATAGAAGCCTTCCCATATGAAACTTGATAGTATTAATTGTTGCAACCTTCGGCGGATACTCCTTAATAAACAATTGGCCACCATCAAAACGAGCTAATTGAGCCTCACCTTCTACCATACGACTACGTATTTCTTTTGTGGGAATGCCGGTAATGCGGCTATCATAACGATTACCGACATGGGTTTCACTCAACTCAAATGTATAATGGATAACATTTTTGCCAGCGGCTAATGCACCGTATCCAAGATTAACCAAGAAAAATGATTTACCGCCACCGGTAGGTGCCATCACCACACCCAACTCACCATTCGCTAAACCACCATCTAAAACTTCATTAGCGTCCAACAATGGAAACCCTGTTGGAATACAAGATCGCGCATGAACTTGCTGACGAGACTTGAACGAATCAAAATAATCATGGCCCATATCTTGTTCCGTACTAATCTTCAAACTATCTTCAATAGTTTTTTGTATCTCTTCAAACTTACCTTCCTTCAACAATTCTACTGATTGCAGAATTGCACCCTTCATGGATTGATTTTTACAAAACTCTAAGGACTTATCCTTTGCATACTCAATCTCTTGACGATTAACTTTTGTCTCAATATCTAACAATACGTTAATAGTAGACTCTTTTAACTCGCCTTCGGGATACTGCGAAATTTCTGTTTTCAATATATCATACGAAGGTGGGCCATTATACTTGTTAAACAGCTTTCTTATCTCTAACCACAATGCTTTATGGGCTTCGGATGTAAAATACTCTTCTTTTAATACTTCAAAACTCTTTTCAAAAAACTCCCTATCTATCAGTGCCGCTTGTAATACGCAGTTCTGAAAGTTAGTTCCAAAAGACTTAAAAGAATCAACATCTGTATACGCCATTTTATCTTTCTCCTACAGGGTTATCGGTTCGCGAGAAACCGACATGAACGATGAAATCCAATTATCAATATTGGATGGTGCCATATTTTCGTCCATCAACTTAAGACGAAGTTGGTAAGAATTAAACTTCAACTCTTTATTTTCATAACTTTTTTCCAACGCCTGAATAGATTGTATGTTAACATCTATATCTAATAACTGAACTATCTCATAATTTCTTTTCAATAGCTCAGCACTATCAACATACTTCTCATACTTACTATTTTTTTGTTGACCTGCGTATTCTAAAAGGTTACTCACATCAGCACTTTCCCTCTCATAAAACAATGGAAAATCACGCTTTAAACTCTTCTCTCCCACACCATTGATGCCACCGATGTTATCACTCTTATCACCGACAACTGCCTTTAGAAGAGCATAATTAGGTGGAAAAACACCCTCTTTTTCCATCATCCAATCAATGTCTATCAACTCACCTTTTGGATGCTCTTTTGTTTTCACAGGGCGAAAGATAGCCGTCCTCTCATCAACCAATTGAAAAAAATCTCTATCGGTTGACACTATAATCTTTGCATCGTTTTTAAAAAAGTTTCTACAAGAATAAGCAATTTGATCGTCTGCTTCCAAATATTGAACTGCTGGTTGATAGACAGGTAGCTCGTCTAAACACTCTTTGAGTAAGTGCAGTTGTCTCGCAAAAGATTCTTTCTCATCTTCTTGCGAATATTCAAAATGCCTATTTAATCCTCTAAACTTTCTGCCTTCTTTATATTCTTTGAGCGTCTTTCTACGGCGCTCTGAAGAACCTTTACCTTCCCAAACTACAGAAACAATGTCGGGCCCATGCTTTTTTATTTGCGATTGTAGGCTGTTTAATGTGCCATAAACGCCGCCTACATGATCACCATCATCATTTGTCAACCTTACTGCTGAAAAATTCCTAACAAACATATTCATCAAATCAATCAATAAAACCTTTTTCATATTTTTACCATACCACCATATTAGTTAAAAGTCTTTTTGTAATCAACCTATATAATATAACCATATCTTTCCAATTTGTCAAGTCTTTTCTTTGTTCAACTAAGGATTCTTTTTCTCTTATTCTAGCTAGCTTAATAGTCCATCTTTGCTGCCTTAATATACTTACTTTTATACCACCCGTATACCAAACAGTATTCTCAACAAAAACCCAAAACCAAATCCTAAGTGTGATTAACAAAATAAAAACCCTTTATTAATATCAGTGACTCATCATCATTTTCATTCCCCATCTTTCTGCCTCCTAGTTGGTGTTGGTGCTTCTCTAACTTGTGGACTAATGCGTTTTTGCCAAACTCTTACTGCTTGTGCGGCATCTGCAGATGTTACTGACACTACTGTCTGTTGGGGCTTATAAGTCGGTGGAGTTGTGACCTCATCGACTTCAAGGTTAAACTTATGTTGTGGATTGTGTTGATAAATATGTCTTTCGGATTCATAGGGATAGGCGCGAAAAACATAACCTGTATACCTATCCCAAGCAGTATAGCGATAATCCCTATCTCTTGCGAGTCGTTCTGCATAGTAACCCTTTCGTGATTGAGGTAATCCATCAATGTTGTCCTGTTTTTCTATTTTATGAATATCTACTTTAGGCTTAGGACTTATTTTAAGAGGATCACTTAACAGTGTATAGCAACCATTTAAAACAAAAACCAAACAAAACAATGTTAAATATTTAAAGATCTTCTGATACATAATCTAACCTTCTTAATGATGCCTCATTATACTTGTATGGCTCAACACCAGGCGTTTCTAAAATATCAATACGATTTATCCATCGCGGAGCCATCGTATCACGGACTTGATAAACTCCAGACTTCTTACCAGCGTCCACCCACACATAATCACCATATCTAAGAAAACCCCCATAACGTATAAGCATATTCCGTGAAACCGCCACATATTTATATTCACTTGCCTTGTTTATTTTAATTACAGTACCATCAGCTGTAATGTTTGGAGTATCATCTGTTTGTTCAGCAACAGGATGATACATTGTTACGACTACTTGATGCTTATTATTCTCATATTCTTCTATCTTTTTCTCTTTAGCGGCAAGCTTTTCTGCTAGTCTCAAACCCTCTATCGTTGTGTCTCTTATTAGTGAATCAGCTAGTGCAACCATTCTATTCATCATCACATTTTCTTCAGTGAGGGTGTCAATCTCATTTTTCTTTTCAACACCCTGTAATACTAAAACCACTAATAGAAGAAAAATAGATATACTTTTTACTTTTTCTCTTTGCATTTTACTTACCCCGATAATATAAATACTGCATCAAAAAATTATAAAAATCTACTATCATTTAAAAAAATTTAAATTCATGTTTGGGAAAATTTTTTGGAATAAAATGGTACCGCTACGGAGAATCGAACTCCGATTGCAGGGTTGAAAACCCTGAGTCCTAACCGTTAGACGATAGCGGCTAATTCTTAACCAAAAATTTAATAAGACGAGCGCAACAAAAAATGAAAAATAATAAACCACTAGCTACAGTGGTTGTAATTTCTGCCACACTAAAAGTAGGAGCTATACTATAATTCCAAAGAAACGAAAAAAACCAACCTAAAAATAGGAAAAGTGCCCCGACACAAACGGCAACAATTCCTATTCCTATTATCAACCCTATGACAAAAAATACCCAAACCCACCAAGGATATTTTTTGTCATCATTTTTAAGTGTATTCCAAAACTTCATTAGAGAATCTCGTCCGTCCCTAACTCTTCAGTGGTTACTTCTTCATCTCTTTTATCTGGATCTTGTTCA